TTAATTATTTAAATACACATACCCCGGACTTGGTTATCATTGGCTGGACAATAGAAGATCGGCTTGAAATTGGTGGCAAGACATCAAATGCACATCACAATCCAGAGATATTTAGACACTGGGACCAAGACTGGGCAAACAATAAAACCCAATCCCAGATAACTATGATGGACAGATATATACTTAAAGACATTCCCCATTATCATTGCTGTACCTGGATAGACGATTTTTATTTTAAAAATATGGATAATTATTTAGGTAGATTTGTAGATTGGGCATACGAAACACCCCATGGTCCTAAAGGACATCCACTGGAACTAGGACACAGGAGGATAGCAGATGAAATTCTTAAAAACATCAGCAATTAGATCAGCTAATGTAGAAATATCTACTAACTGTAACGCCGCTTGTCCTATGTGTACTCGCAATTATAACGGATATGGCGTTAGGGATAATTTCCCACTACGAGACATGCCACTTAGTGAGTTTAAAATATTGTTAGATCCAGTGTTGCCACATCCAAAATTTATGTTAAGTTTGTGCGGCACGTACGGTGATCCAGCAGCTAATAAAAATTGCACAGAGATCTTAGAATATGTACACACTGTTTACCCACATGTCGAGATTATAATGAGCAGTAATGCTAGTATGAAAACACCAGCGTGGTGGGCAAAACTAGCAGAGTTTACCAATTTAAAAATTGAATTTGCATTAGATGGGCTAGCAGATACACATAGCATTTACAGGCAAAATACGAACTGGCACAAAATAATTGAGAACGCAACGGCATATATAGACGCTGGCGGGTTTGCTATATGGCAATTTATTAAATTTGACCATAACAAGCATCAAATGGAGCAGTGCAAGCAGATGAGCAAAGACATTGGCTTTGCAGAATTTAAACACTTTGATGATAATCGCGCAAACGGTTTGGCATTTACTCCAGATGGAGATCCGTTTGTATTGGGAACTCCTAGTGGAGAGATCACTAGCGCAATGCAGTTTGTCGAGCAAGAGAAGTATTTACAGCGACAATATGAACTAAACTTACAAGAAGAATATGTTCGTGACCTAAGTGTCGACAGTATTGAGTGCTATAGCCAAGAAGGAAACATCTACATTGCTGTTAATGGTGATGTGTGGCCTTGCTGTTGGTTAGGTGGAACATTCCCTATGACCAGTGACAGCGATAATGGGTGGCAACTTAAAAATCTTCCCCTTGTTATTAATGGTTTAGAAAATAGTTTAGAAGAAGTTATTGCTAGTTGGAATCATATTAGCGACACCTGGGATAGTAATGAACCGTTAAGCACCTGTGTTAAGACATGCGGCAAATGCAAGGATTATAATGGCATGCAGCCCGTGGGAATTAGTACAGTATTATGAAACTCTTAACCAATGGATGTAGTTTTACGCAAGGCATTTACGATAATTTCAATAAGCAAGATGCATGGCCCTATCAGTTAGCTGATAAACTTAGCTGGGAAGTAGATAACTTAGCAGAAGGCGGCGGTAGCAATGCTAGAATATTCCGCACCACCATGGAATACCTACTGGATAATACCCCTGACTATGTTGCAATAGCATGGACGCAACACGACAGGCACGAACTTCCGTATCACACAGGAGACATGATTAATATACTTCATGCACAGACAATTCCTTACACTCCAGAGTTACGTGAGTTTTGGTACCGCCACTGTGATAATAATCTTGCAGGATTGGCTAGAACAGTATACTATATAAGAAGTTTAATAATGCTATTAAAGGCTAAGAGTATTCCTTATACAATGTGCTGGGCCATGCAATGTGACTATATTACACAACTGCAAATACCCGGTCATCCTATGTATAAGGATTTTGATGCTGTTAAAGCGAGAGGATTAACCCTGGCAATCGACAATATGCAAACTGCTAATTGGTTAAAATGGGGATCAAGTATGGAACAATGCTTGGAAGATCTTCCCAAAGCTGACGCTCTTGGCCATCCAGGTCTTGAAGGACAAACTACATGGGCAAACTTAATGTTAGAGAGTATAAATGAAACCTTGCGTACTACACGTTAGAGACGAAGTTAATGTCAAGATAGAAGGCTTGGATTTAGATACTCGTAAGAAGTTGAGTAACAAATTCAAGTATGACATTCCCGGTGCTAGATATATGCCAGCAGTTAGACTAGGACGCTGGGATGGCAAGATGGCCTTCTTTCAAATGGGAGGTAGTACCTATATTAATCTGCTTCCAGATATTATCCCAATCCTACAGCAGGATGGATATGATATTTCTATTAACGACACTCGTGAATATGAGATGGATTATCCATTAGAGCCAGTTACTGAGGATAGTTATGCTGACTATGTTTGGCCTCCAAAACATCCGGTAGCTGGTACTCCTATTATGTTACGGGATTACCAAGTAGAGGTTATCAATAACTTCCTGAAGAACCCACAGAGCATGCAGGAAGTAGCAACTGGTGCTGGTAAGACGCTTATAACAGCCGTGTTAAGTCACAGATGCGAAGCACATGGCAGAACTGTTATTATTGTTCCTAACAAGAGTCTAGTAACACAAACAGAAGATGATTACATTAACATGGGACTGGACGTTGGTGTATATTATGGCGATCGTAAAGAATTTGGTAAAACACACACCATTTGTACTTGGCAGAGCTTAAATATACTATTAAAGAATACTAAGAATGCCCGTGCAGAAGTTACTATTGGAGAGTTTCTCGAAGGCGTAGTTTGTATTATGGTAGACGAAGTACACATGGCTAAAGCAGATGCTCTTAAAACATTGCTAACAGGAGTAATGAGTCACATACCAATACGCTGGGGACTAACAGGAACAGTGCCCAAGGAAGACTTTGAGAGTGTTAGTATTGTTTGTAGTTTGGGTCCAGTAACTAATAAAATTAGCGCCAAGGAACTTCAGGATAAAGGAGTTCTTGCACAATGTAATGTTAATGTGTTACAATTACTAGACGTTACAGAATATGAGAACTATCAAAGCGAACTAAAGTATCTATTAGAACAGAAAGATCGTTTAGATTATATTGCTGGGTTAATTACAAATATTAAAGAAAGTGGTAATACACTTATATTGGTGGATAGGATAAATGCAGGAAAAGAACTTGAATCAAGGATTCCGGGCTCCGTTTTTGTCAGCGGTGTCACAAAGGCACAGGAGCGTAAGGACCATTATGATGAGGTGGCTGATGCAACTGGTAAAGTTATCATTGCTACTTATGGCGTTGCCGCTGTTGGTATTAATATTCCTCGTATTTTTAATCTCGTACTGTTGGAACCTGGGAAAAGTTTCGTCAGAGTTATCCAGAGTATCGGAAGAGGAATTCGAAAAGCAGAAGACAAAGACCACGTTCAAATCTGGGACATCACCTCAACATGCAAATTTGCGAAACGTCACCTTACTAAAAGAAAGGCGTTCTACAGAGAAGCGGCCTATCCCTTCACGATACAAAAATTAGATTGGAAGTAACAAAATGAGAATACTAACACTAGAAGACAAATCGTTTGAGATGAACGAATTGCCAGACGAAGTAGATGATTTACGCTTTGCAGTCTTAGATAATTCAGATCCCAAGAACCCAGACTATTTTTATATCCCGCTAATCTTTTTAGAAAGTTTTAATAGTCCAGCACTTGTATTAGATATCGGCGGACATAAAATTCGCATGCCTGTGGATTGGAAAATACTTATCGGAGAAAAAGAGTTCGGTGATTTGGAAATGACTAATCTTAGTAGTCTCAATGATCGCGGGTTCAACTCATTTGTGTTTAATCCATTAAGTAGTTACAGTGCAGAATACTTGCCCATTGATATTGTTGATCTGTACACTGATGTAAAATGGTTCTTTCCTAAACTCAAGCAAGGACAGATACTAGCAGTACCATTGGAAACAGGTAGTAAGCCTAGGTGTGCATACTTTGCTAAAGAGATTAACAAACAGAACGAAGTAGTAGATATTGGCAAGGCATGGTAATGATTAATGAGAAACGACATAATAAGGAAGATGGACTACAGGGCGTTTGAGTACCGCACTAATCCTGTAAGTAGCACACACCACGATATTATTAAAAAAGTACATACTGTAATAGAAGAGTATTTTAGAAATAGACCTGAATGCCAGGTAGAGCGTAAAATGTATAGTAGTAGCAGTAATAATCGCTATTACTCTATTAAATTTGCTACACTAGACGATAGCAAGATGTTTGAACTAAGTTTTGCTGAATACATTGGAAGGAATAGTATTAACTATGACTGACTTGCCATTAAATGCAGTGCTTGGTGCATTGGATAACAAAGATATGAATTTTTGGGATCGGTGTACTCCTGAGCAACAAAAGAAGATTGCTCCGTTTCTGCTTAATCGTTATATGAGTTTAATTAAATCCAGCGGTGACATTGCGGCATATTATCTTATGGCAACCAATGACAGGGTTAACAAACAATACTTTGAACTAGCCAAACATCCTAAACTAGTATGGCAGTTGCTATGTACAGTTAGCCCTGGTATGGGAAAACAATTCCATCAATGGGTAGGCAACAAGAAAAAGGATGCAAGTGACAAGAAAACAAAAGACATCTACAAAGTACTAGAAGGATTGTATCCCACAGCCAAGCGTGATGAACTAGACTTAATGGCTAAACAGATGACTAAGAAAGACATCAAGCAACTTTTAATTAGTCATGGTGAACAATGACAGATCTAAAACAAGTAATTGTTGACGCTGTTAAGACACATAAAAAAGCTGACAAAGAATTTGTGTGTAATTATTGTGAACGAGGATTTCGTAAAGAGAGTACATTGCTTGCTCATTCGTGCGAGCCTAAACGTAGAGCACAACAAGAAAAAGATGCAGGGGTGCAACTAGGATTGCATGCCTATCTACGTTTTTATGAGATATCACAAGGCAGTGCTAAACTAAAGACATATGCTGACTTTTGTAAGAGTCCATACTATAAAGCATTTACTAAGTTTGGTAGACACATGATTGGCATCCGTGCAATTAACACCCGTGGCTTTATAGAACACGTTATTAAGAACAGCAAGAAGATTGACTATTGGTGCAGGGATGAAGTATATCAGGAATTCCTAAGCCTGCATTTACGTAAAGAGAATGTTAAAGATGCCCTAGAACGTAGTATGAATACCATGATAGAATGGGCAGAAGAAAACGATAGTGTGTTTAACCATTACTTCCTGTATGCTAGTACTAACCGTATTGTGCATCACATTACAACTGGTAGAATAAGTGCCTGGGTAATATTTAACAGTGACTCAGGTGTTGAAATGATGGAAAAACTAAGTGCAGAACAAATTGAGATAATCTATCCTAGTATTGATCCTGACTTCTGGAAACGCAAGTTTGTAGATTACATGGGTGATACAGAATGGGTAAAGCATATATTAAAGGAAGCCGGACTATAATGCTTAGAGACTTACCAGATATTGATATAGATTTTAAGGATAGAACACAAATCCTTGAGTATATCCCCGGAACACCGGCTAGATTAGACACAGACAAACGACATAACACTGGGGTATATTTTACTGATGTTCCTGTTGCTAGTGATGGATTGGCAACTATCTATCATAAACAAGCAGATCAACTGGGATATTTTAAACTAGATCTACTTAATGTTGGAGTTTATAACCAAGTAAAGAACGAAGTGCATCTAGTAGAACTAATGACAGCAGAGCCGCCATGGAGTAAGCTCTGGGAAGATCAAGAGTATTGTTCACAACTGTCACACATTGGCAATCACTATGAACTAATATGTAGTATGAAACCAGACAGTATACCACGTATGGCAATGTTCCTTGCAGTCATGAGACCAGGCAAAGCACATTTGAGAAATAAATCTTGGGAAGAGATTGGCAAAAC